CTTTAAGCTGAACGGCTCGTGTTTACAGTTGTCTCTGGTTTGTTGAGGTTGTCTCCATATTGAGTTTACAGTTCACTCTGCTTTGTTGAGGTTGCGTCCATGACTCTACGGCGTCTGCGGCCTAAAGGTCCAATGCGAAAGCATCCATGAGAGGATACGTGACCGCATCGGTTAGAGTTTGTGTTTGTGCTAGACAGGTGTTCATGCTGTCTTCGCAAAGGTTGGTAGTGTATCCGTATCTGGCAAGGAAAAATAGATCAGTGGCCTGGCATCTAGCGTGTGCAACGTTACAGTTCGATTTGTATTTGGCTTCCTTATCAATGTATTTTTTGTTTGGTTTGCTGATCTTCATCTTTGAAGTATACTTTAAGCAATGTGTATAATATATAGAAAGCACCGGCAAATGAGCCAGATCGTTGCGCATGCCCTGCACCAGGGAGATGACCTCGTCATCATCCAGACTGCGAATGCTGAACCCCAGCTTAGGCAGTCTCCGTCCAATCTTCGGGCCGAGGACGAATCCATCGGCCACAGGCCAGAACAGGCCCGAACAATACTCAACCTCATGCCACTCGGTGCGAACCTTGCATTTTGTCTTAAATCCCAAAGACTTGTTCTTGTCAACAAGAAATATCTTCAGCAGTTCGCGTTCATCCGGCGACATGGAGCGCTTGATGACGACCAAGCTGTCGTCACCGTTCACTAACATGCGATAGTCAGTTTCCTTAAATCCAAAAGTTTTCAACAGAAAATCGAGCTTGACACCATTAACCCACGAGTTCGACATCGATGTGTCGGCCTTCCCGGAGGTCATAGTGCCTGCTACAAGATAACTATAGAACCTCGACCTACCATGTTTGATGAAGGTATTCTCCTCCACCATGTTTGGCAGCTCGTACTTCTTAATCCCAAAGGCTTGTTTCATGATACGTGAGAGTTCGGCCACTCCCTCGCCCTGGTGGGCGTCATATCTGCTCTCGTCGAGTTCGACGAAAGTAAGTGCTGGATCGTCCCCGAAGGAAGCGCGCCACGTACCGACCTCTTCTGAAGTGAGGCCGGAGGTGTAGCAAATGCGCTCCGTGAGGGTCCACTCTTGACAGAGCTTCTTACCAGCGTGCCAAATGAATGGCCC